AGTATTTATATGATTATATTACCTTGAAACTGCGTTTTTCACAGCTATTTTTTCTTCTTTTTACGTCTATGTTGATAGGTTATCTTTTTACTACCTGTTTTTTCACGCTTAAACTTTGCTTTTTCGGCTGGTGACATTTCTTTTGTTGTCTTAGGTGTCTTACTTGATACACGTTTACTAGGTCTACAGGCTGGATAACCTCTTTTTTCACCTTTTTGACGACCACAAGGCTTTCCTGTCTTTACATCAACCCAATTTTCTTTAAACCAACGTTTAAGACCACTATGCCTAGCCACGTTTTTTCCTCGTAGTCTTTTTTTTACTCTTACTATAGCCAGAAGCAGTCCTTTTTTTGCCGTCTGGACCTTTTACATCACCCTTACATACTTTTACACCATAAGCATTAGCGTAAGCAGAAGGATATACTTTAAACTTACGTTTTGCTGCATCTTTGCCTCTTTTACAAAGTTTGCCCATTATTTACCGCCACAACTGCATCTTTTCTTTCCGCCCTTCTTTTTTTTCTTCTTTTTCTTAGTTGTAGAATGGTACATAGTAAGAATTAGGTATCTTAATATATTCTAAACGAAGTTTGACCTAATGTCTCAGGTTTTGCAAGGTTAAATTGCTGTAGACAAAGGTAACCAAAAGCATCAAAAGCGTGATCCACACCCAAATTCTTATTAGGTAATCCAGTATTTGGTGCATATGTAAGAGTTCTTAGTGCTTTTATCAATTCTTTACACCTCGGATGAATAAAAGTTCTCTGATCTCCGTTAGCATCAAGTAATGCAGTATTGACAGCAGTAATCTTATCTCTTATCTTCCACGGACTTTTCGGACTCATAACAGTAAAACCAGACCTTCTTAAGATCGTATGATCTGTAACACCCACCCCGCTGGTCTTTCTTGCACTACCAGTAGGGTCAGGACAGGCAATAATTCTTCTATCCACCCCATACCGTCTTACAACTTCTTCAGCAAAATCCCATGTGGTAGCACCTCCTGTCAGCATGATCTCATCAAACACATAAAGACAATTATCATGTTTATATGCACAGATTCCTGCCATAGGGTCAACGTTAAAATCCAATCCCAATAACAAGGGCAGCATATGTAGGTCTTCCACTTCCTTATCAATATTGTCATCACTGAAACTGACAGCGACCAAACCAGTAAGATTTTCAAAACTGGCTTCAAATTCCTGTCTAAATGTCCTCGCATCTAATTGACCTCTGGCTGCTTCAACCTCTTCTTTTGCAACATTACCTCCCTCAATCGTAGTGAAACTCCACCTCTGCCAATCATCCCACTCCTGTTCACCACAAAAACACCACATATCATAAAACCAACTAGCAGTACCATCAGGTGTGCTAATAAATAAAGCCCAACCCTGTTTATCAGCCAATGCAGGTCTAATTACCTCAGCCCACACATCTCGATCCATAAACGCAGCCTCATCTAAAACAACCCCTGCAAGACTTCTTCCTCTTAATGCCATCGCATTCTCTGTACCCTTCAACTCTATACTCGACCCATTTATCAGATCTAATCTCAAATCTGTCTCATTTTTACTCTGTACCCAAGTCTTTGGTACTAATCTCTTCAATTCCTTCCAAGCAATATCCTTTGCCATACGATATGTAGGAGCACAATAAAAATAAACCTCCCCAGGTCTTTTAATAGCACCTCTAAGCAACTCAATACAGCTTAAATAGCTCTTTCCAAACCTTCTTCCAGCAACCAGCACCCTAAATCTCTTTTCACTATTAAACACCTCCCCCTGTGCATACCTTAAACTGACCTCATTTAGGCTCATATAACCCTTTTTTTCATAATATTACCCATTTTCTTTCGCATTTTATACTTTTAAGGCTATCATCAGAATATTAACCCCTATAAAGACTAAGTCAGTGGCTGAATCTTTTATTAACAATCTAAATTACGATCTTCCTGCTCCTCAACGTAAACCTCGTGTACAAAAATATACAGGTGGTACAAACTCAAGAGCAGTAATTGAAGCTCGTTGCCAACGTTTATACTCAAAACAGCTAGAAGGTAAAACAACTAGACAACTAGTCATAGAACATTCTCATAGAGAAGGTATTTCAGAAACTACAGGTTGGGCTGATTGGAATAAAGTTAAAGAATGGAATGACCAAGATTGGTTAAAAGAAAGAGAAAAAATGATCCCTCGCCTTCAAGCAATGCGTATGCGTCTATTCAATAAAGCCGTATCAAAAGGTCAGCTTCAAACAGCAGCACAAATATTAGACTCACTCGGCAAAGTAGTAGGTGAATCCGTAGAAACTGTAAACATACAAGCTCCAGAACTTGCTATACGCATAGAACCAAAAACTTAGTCAGAATATATTTAAGTTCCCCACGCACGCAAAAATAAAAAAATATTTTACAACTACACCCCCATATGTAAAGAATTGTTACAATAAAGATATATTAATACATAACATGATATACTTAATAATAAGGGGATAGTATACCAACTATTTCTAATACCTTCACAACTTCATACTAATTAAACCATGACACCTGAGTTACTAGCTTGGATTTCTAATATTCCTAAGGGTTACACCTTAGCAAGCTTTAAAGAAAAAAATTATAGAGGTACTGAACAGTTAGCTTTATTTATAGCTAAGTCTAAAAGTTAATCACAGTACTCTTTAAATAAGCTTTAAGGGGTGTATTTAACTTACCAAGTAAAATATACCTTTTAGACTACTTAACCTATTTTAAGCTTAACTCAAGCTAAACAAGTCTATTAATCAAAACTCTATTAATTAAAACCATGTTAAAAAACTTTGTTATCTGGTCTAGTTTTTATACCTTGGCTGGAATTGTTTTGACCAGTGTTATTACTGAAAGTTTAAATAAAAGTACTTTCAATTCATGTAAAGCTAATGTAAGTAAATACAATGAAGCATGCATACAAGTATTAAAAACTGGTAGTAGTTACCAAAAACAACAAGTATTAACAATACTTGCAATAAATGAAAATAAGTCTTAAACTTATTAGTATACTAATTTCTATTTAATTAAACTATGGAAGAAATTTTTTCAGATATGCTTGATAATATCGAGCAACTACATAAACAAGGCTTGCAAGCTTTGGAAGAATACAAGTTAAAAAATCCTAATTGGGATAAAAAACAAGAAAGCAAATTTAAAAAAATAGAATCAAGTATTGATTCCTATAGATTTAATCTTGCATCTGATAAATGTATTTATGCTCATAATGGGTTAATTTAGATTAACCCTTTTTTTATTCACATTTTATTAATTTAAAAACAATGAAAACAATTAAAGATTTAAAAAACTATGTGAAACACAATTCAAGAATAGTTTTAAAAGATTGTATTGATACTGAATGCTTCCATTATTCAGAATGGGCAATTATACAAGATATGAAAAAAGAAGTTAAAAAGAAATCAAAAACAATATATAAAGAGTTTAGAGATATTTTAGATAATGATAATTTACCTTTAATAGTTGGTAATTATGGGGTTACTGGTAGGTTAAGAATTAAAAAAGATAATATACATTATGTAGCGGGACAGGATGCAAGAATGGAGATACACAACCATTTAAGAGCATATTTAGAAACAAATTATAAATAAAAATATTTTCTTAAAGCTATCTATTATAGATAGTTTTAAAAAACTATTTTTATAAATAGTTTTACTTTCAAATAAAAACTTATTTTATTAATTAAAAATGATTTTAAAAATGTCAAAAGGTAATAAGAAATTACCAAAGACTACAGGTATTATAAGCTTGCCCGCGGGTTTGACTTGCCCAGGTGCTAACAGCTGTAAAGCTTTTGCAATTATGAATGATAAAACTAATAAGAGAGAGTTAAAAAGGGGTGATGAGAGTTTATTTACTTGCTTTGCTGCTAGTGAAGAATTACGTTATCCTAACGTTTTTAATAGTAGGAGATACAATTATAATTTAATTAATAGTTATGTAGTTAAAAGGGACGTAGACGGGTTATCTAACCTTATAAACGATAGTTTATTAGCTAATAAAAAGAATATTAATAAATTTAGAATTCATGAATCTGGAGATTTTTATCACCCTTTATATTTAGAATCTTGGTTAAATGTAGCTAAGTATAATAAAGATATAAAATTTTATTGTTATAGCAAAAGTTTAGAATATTTTTTAAAAGTTTTATTACCTAATAATTTTTATTTAACTGCTAGTTATGGCGGTAAATATGATTATTTAATAGATGAGGGATATTTTACAAGATATAGTAAAGTTGTATTTAGTGAAGACGAAGCTAAACGACTAGGGTTAAAAATAGACGTAGATGATAGTTTATGTTTTGAAGATGGGCCTTTTGCATTGTTGTTACATGGATTGCAAGAGAAAAATACAGCAAGTGCAGAGGCTTTGAGACTTATTAAACGTAATAAAAAACTAGCTACTGTTTAGATTTTAAAAGTAATAAGAAGAATAATTTATAAAGCATATCGTTATTATTAGGGGTTATCTCATTATTTTGAGATAACTTTTGATGCTTAATGAATGAATGCAATTGATCATTATTCTGAATGTCATAATTATGAATCAGTTGTTTAATGTAGCTCATGAATGTTGATTAGTATACTAATACATGATATCATGAATTCATAACTTTATATCATTAATTAATCATGAATGAACAAACTAAAAAACAAAAATGGATTGTTAAAGAGCGTGAGAGACTTTTAAAAGAACATCACGATTACAGAGAGACTCTAGAACAGAATGAAATTGTTATCAAAAACAATTTATGGCAGATTGGTTTATTACACAGTTCTGTAAGAACATTAATGAATCAATATTGTTACTTTAAAGATCATAATTTTGATGAGGATCAAATTGAAATTATGTCTGCCTGTACAGGAGATAGAACAGACAGTAATCCCCAACATACTTTGTATTGTGAAATTAGATTTGGAATTAAAGTTCTAGAAAAAGAACAAGAAAGATTATCAAATCAAAATTATGAACTACGTCAAAAAGAGAAAAAAAGAGGTGATGTAGGAGACTCTTATAACCTTTTCTTACGTTTATCTGATGATGATGTTTTATCAAAGAAGTATGACAAGCTTAAGGAGGTTGAATAATGGTAAAAGAAAACCCTAATAAAGAATCCTGTAAGGAAAGAATGAAAGAACATATCAGAAAAAAACGTAGTAGGAATCAAGTAGTTAAAAGATGTATGAGGGAATTTGATGGTGTTCATAAATCAACTTTTTATGGTTGGTATGATGAAGTCATTAATGAACCTGATATTCAACAATGGGAAGAAGAAAGAAAGCTTGAAATAGTATCTGAATATCAAGTTATACAGGATCTTAAAGAGAGAATGTTTAATCGAAACTTAGAACAATATGAAAAATATTGTGATCAGTTTGAAGATAATGAAGATACTGAAACTTTAAACAATATCGAGAAGTATGAGGATAGACTCAAATACTTCATTAAAAAATAACATACACGAAAATTCGTTAACGAAAATTATGACTAAATTAAAATGCCAACAAGTAGATATAGGTGAAACCTGTATCGAATGTAAGAAATCTGTTAAGTGGGGAACTGGTTTATATGTAAATCGGTTACCAGCAGATAATGATAAATATATCGGTTATTTATGTGCCGAATGTAATTTCCACGAATGTGATAGATGTAATGAAAAAATTTATTTAGATGAAGATTGTACACCATACGATGTTTATCAAGATCATGAACCATCTGAATTTAAAGATGGTGCATATAGAGTTCATTACGAATGTCTAACTAAAGAAGAAAAATTAATTATGGAGGAATCTAACAAATGATTAAAAAAATTCAAATAACACTACTTGTAGAAGTAGATACTGAAAATACAGAGTTATGTCCTAATGGAGATCCATTGATAGAAAATTGTGTGATTAACACTGTTGAAGATGATTTCTTTTTAGAACCAGTAGAAATATTAGAAGTAAAGGAGTATAAAAATGATTGATAACCCACTAGAACAGCAAACTTTAGAGATTTATGACGGTCTTTATATCAATGAAAAGTTTGAAGAGCATTGTTCTGATGCTGCTAAAGAACTAGCTAAAGAAAATAATCTCAATCCAGATTATTATGAACCTTTTATAGAGTTCTATATTGAAGAATGTAGAGAATCAGATAGAGGTTATTTTTTCGGGGATCAAAAATATATGATTGATCTTTGGTGGGATCATAATAAAGATCTGTATGAAACTAAAACACCTTATATTTAATTTTTTATATATTCATTAACAGCAGTTCTAACTTGATGAGCGATGGGGACACCTTCTTCATCGCTTTTATCTTTCAAGGCTTCAAATTGTTTTACAGTAAAATTACAAACATATCTGATGTAGTCGGTTTTAGGTCTTGGCATTGATATCAAAATATATGAGATATATATAACATAACATAAAAAAGCTATCAAGCATAAACCTGATAGCTTCTCAAACAAAAACATCACTCGTGTGCTAGTGACTAGTTGCTTATGAATGGATAATTAGGTCATGAAATGAACCTTGACTCTCCAAGCATCCTCGATGGGAACTCATTACATCTTTGATTGAAAGTTTGTGGTCGATTCCAAATCTATTTAGAGTCATCAATAGTAAATTCTTTCAAAGGAGCAGCAACTAACCATATTATATATCAAATAATTGATATGAATGTAAATATATATGACATATCATTATATCTTGAATGACCTTTTTAAGAAAAAGAAAAGAACCAAAAGAAAAAGAATATATATAAAGTAAATAAATATTATAAGTGTATTAAATATTATATATATAATATATATATATTAAATATATATTATTAAGGATAAGGAAAAGAATTTTTCAGATATCTGCTTGACATCTAAATAAATATCATCTACTGTCAGTAACAAACACACATATATTTATGTCAAGTAAAAAAGTTTGTATTTGGCTGGAACCTGATCTTTACGAATTTTGTGATGAAGCAAGAGGAGAAGAATTATCAGTTCCTCAGTACATCAGATTAATTCTCAAACAGAAAAAGAA